ATGCTTCTGTTCGACCAGTTGAGCAAAAACAAAGAAAGAAAAGGTCAACTATGTATAATCGTCGTTCAACAATGTTAACGGGCGGTGTTGATAATGAAAAATTTGGCAAAAAGAAAACATTGTTGGGGGAATAAATGAATATTAAGAAAAAATTAGCTCATTATAAGAGTTTAAAAGATAGACACCAAAAATGGGCTTCTACTTGGGACGAAGTAAGCAAATACTTTCTTCCAGATAGTGCTATTTTCCATAGTGAGAAAAACATAGGTGAGCAAAGAACACCCTTAATCTTTGACAATGTGGGGGAGATATCAAACACTACCTTAGCAAGTGTATTACACGGGACTGTTACTAACCCTGCAACGAATTGGTTTAAATTAAAAATCTCACAACAATATGCACATTTAAATGACGATAAAGAAGTAAGCGCTTGGTTAGAAAATGTTTCTAAAATAATGATGGCAGAAATCCTTTCACCTAAGACAGCTCACACTTCAAGGTGTCACGAGTTTTACCTATCTTTATGTTGTTTGGGTACGGCTTGTATGTATATAGGGCAGAATAGCGATAAAGATGCCTTATCTTTTGACAATATACACCTTAGTGAGATATGCATAGATGAAAACATAGATGGCTTTGTTGACACTGTATATCGTACATTTAAGTTAACTGTAAGGCAGATTATGCAAAAGTGGGGTGCTGAAAGCCTTACGGATAATATGAAAAAATGCCTTGAAAAAGATAATATGGACGAGAAGTTTACTATCATACACTGTGTACACCCGAGAGATGGTTATAACAAAAAAAGCGAACGAGCAGACGAAATGCCTTTTGCTTCTGTGTATATAGCAGAAGAAGAGCAAAAATTATTGCACGAAGGTGGCTTCCAAGAAATGCCTTATGCAGTTGCTAGGGGTCTTAAAGTAACAGGAGAGATTTACGGCCGTTCACCTGCGATGTCAGCATTAAATGATGTAAAAACCTTGCAAAGATATAAAAGAATGCATATTAAAGTGGGTGAGAAAACAGCTGATGCAACAATTTTAAACCCTATTGGTTCAGTGATTGATAAAAAAATAAATGCCGGTGCGGGTAAGATTATCAACTACGACCCATCAAAAGGCACACCTTCACTAATGCCGACGGGTAATATTAATGCAAGCGATGCGCTTATTAATGATACCAAACAGCAAATTAGAAGCCATTTCTTCATCGATGACATACAATTACACCAAAGTCCAGCTATGACAGCAACGGAAGTTTTAGAGCGAACTGAAAGAATGATGAGATTAATGGGACCATTGCACGGTCGTATAACTTCTGAATTCTTAGGCATTAAGATTACTAGAATATTTGGCTTGTTATACAGAATGGGTAAACTACCTATACCACCACAAGTATTATCCGGAAAAGATTTTGATATAGAGTATGTTTCACCAATGGCACGAGCGCAGAAGCAATCTGAATTGCTAGGCATTATGAAAACTCTTGAAGTAATACCTATGCTTTCACAAATAGACCCTAATGTTCTTAAAGTAGTTGATAGTATGGAAGTATTAAAACATATAGCTAATATAAACGGCTCTCCACAGTCTCTATTTAAATCAATTGAGCAAGTTAATCAAGAGATAAAGATGGAACAAGAGCAAATTAGACAACAGCAAACAATGGCTAATATACAACAAGGGGTTGAGATGGCTAAAAATGCAAGCCAAGCTAATAAAGGAATGAACAATGGATAAAGAACAGGCATTAAACGAAATTAAAAGCAATTTTGCTATTTTAAAAACTGAAAAAGGCAAAAAAGTACTACAATATTTAATGGAAAATAATTTTGTAGGCGAAACAACTTTGGACGAAAGCGGTAGCCCTTTATTCCAAAGTTACAAGGAAGGGCGAAGAGCAGTTATTTTAGATATTCTTGCTCTTGCTGAAATTGATTTAACTAACCTAGGAGAATAAAATGGAAGAATTAAACGCACCTGTAACAACAGATACTGCACCAACAGAAACACCAACAGAAACACCAACAGAAAATTGGTATGATTCGTTACCAGATGAATATAAATCTAACCCAAATGTGACTAAATACAAAAGTCAGGAAGAGCTTTTAAACGGACATATTAATTTAACTAAAAAAATAGGCGAAAAAGGATTAACAAAGCCTGAAACTGATGAAGATTGGAAAAAAGCTTATGAGTTTTTAGGTAAACCTGAATCAATCGAAGGTTATGAGTTTACACCTAACGAAGAATTGCCTGATGAATTAAAGCTAGATGAACAAATGGCTACATCTTTTAAAGAAGTAGCACACGAAATAGGTTTAAACCCTAATCAATACGAAAAACTAATGAGTAGCTATATGGCTATGAATGAACAAGGGTTTAAAGCAAGAAAAGAGCAAATGGATGCTGAACTATTAGCTTCTGAAAAAGAATTAAAAGAAACTTGGGGACAAGCTTACGACCAGAACATAGAAATGGCACGAAATATCGTTAAAAAGTACGATAACGGCGGAAAGTTAACTAAGTTATTGGAAACACCATTTAACGGCTCTTCACTAGGAAATAATCCTGTATTATTGAATATGCTTGCAAATGTTGCTAAATCAACTATGGAAGATGGGGGGTTAGTCGGTCGTGGTGCTGGTATTCCAACTTCCGAAGACTTAGAAACAGAGTTAGGCAAACTTATTAATCATCCTGCTTATCTTGATGGCAATAACCCAGAGCATAAACAGATAGCCAAACAAGTATCTAACATTTATAAGAAATTATATCCTCAATAATGTTGACTTGTTAAATAACTAATGTTATTGTTAATTTACTTTCGAATTATAGCCCTAGTTACTCGCTGGGGCTTTTTTTTGTTGACAATTAAATCTTTTATAGACTAATATTAGTATAGCTATACAAGACACTTGTTGTACAACCTTGTTTTAGAGCGAAAACTGAACCGCAAAAAAGCTGCGATACTTCAAAAATTATTATTATTTTTTATAACTTATGACAGAAAGGAAATTATTATGTCATTTCAAATAACCACAGCTTTTATTAAAGAGTTTTCTGATAAAGTAAGGCTGTTATCACAACAAAAAGATTCAAAACTTAGAAGTGCTGTTAATGTTGAAACAGTTCACGGAGAAGAAGCATACTTTGATGCAATTGGTAAAACATATCCACAAACAGCAGTTGGGCGTCACGCTGAAACAAAATATCTTGAAGTAGACCATTCAAGAAGAAGAGTTACATTGCAAAACTACTATTGGGCGGCATTAATTGAAAAATTAGATGAAGTTCAAATGCTAAACAGTCCACAAAGTAAATATGCTTCAATCGCTGCAATGGCAATGCTTCGTGCTTATGATAAAGAAATTATTGATGCGGCACTAGGAACTGCTGCTACTGGTAAAGATGGTACTGGAACTTCTGCTTTACCTTCTTCTAATATAATTGCATCAGGTTCAGCTGGTTTAACATTAGCAAAAGTCTTACAAACAAAAGAAATTTTAGATGGAAACAATGTAGACCCAGAAGACCGCTATTTTGTTACTTCAAGTCAACAAATGAGTAATATGTTGAACCTTGAAAAAGTAACTTCTGCAAACTATACCTCAGTTAAAGCATTAGTTGAAGGTAGCCTTGATACTTACCTAGGCTTTAAGTTTATTAGAATAGACGGCGAAAGAGGAGTAGGTGACCCACTATTACCTAAATCAAATAACGACCGTAGTTGTTTTGCTTTCCAAAAAAATGCAATAACTCTTGCAGTTGGTAAAGATTTAAGTACTAAAATTACTGAAATGCCTAATTACAATTATGCTACCCAAGTTTATAACTCTGCACGAATAGGTGCTGTTCGTATTGAAGACGAAGGTGTTGTAAAAGTAACTTGTGAAGAAACTTCTTAATAGAAAGGAATAAAATATTATGGCTGAAACATATTCAAATGAGCAAACTACATTAAACAATGGAGAATTGCCAAAAGCTACATTAACTAACGGTCGTGTTCGTCTAAGAAGAGCTACTATTACAATGGCAGAACAGGCTATAAATGACACTATTGTTTTATGTAATGCTGAAAAAGGCGAAGTATTCGCTTACGGTATGATTAATGCATCAGTAACTGCTGGTTCTACTGCTACTATTGAAGTAGGTGTATCTGGTGACACTGCTAAATATCGTGCGGCGGCGACAAAAACAACTACTGCACCTGAACTATTCGGGAAAGCTGGTAGTCAAGTTGCACTAACAACAAATGAAAAAATCATTGCTACGGTTAAGGCGGCGGCATTGCCTGCTTCTGGAACACTAACAATCGATATGTACTTTACAGCAGTATAATTAATTGGGGGGATAACCTCCCCCCTTTTTTTAAGGAAATAAAATGGCATCAAAAATAAGTTTGGTAAATATTGCATTAACACGATTAGGTGTAGAAGCAATTACTTCGTTTGAAGAAGATAGTAAGGCGGCGAAGTCTGCAAATATATATTATGACCAAATTATAGAAGATGTTTTATCACAACATCATTGGAATTTTGCAACAAGCCGTGTAGAGCTAGCTTTAAATTCCACTTCCCCAGCTTTTGAATATACAAATGCTTACACTTTACCTGATGACTGTTTAAGGGTCATCTCTCTTTACGAAGACGAAGAATATATCATAGAAGGTAATTCTTTGTTAACAAATTCTGAAACAGCTAAAATCATTTACATTAAAAAGATAACTAACCCTTTATATTTTAGTGCAAGCTTTAAAAATGTAGTTACTTGGCGATTAGGTGCAGAATTAGCTATTCCATTAACAGATTCTAATACTTTAAATGTTAATCATTTTAATTTATACGAGCAATCACTAAAAGAAGCTAAATTATACGACTTGGCGGAGAGCAACAATGACTCGTAGTTCACCTATTCTTACAAACTTTACAGCTGGTGTTTTTTCACCCTTATTGTACGGAAGAGTGGACATTCAAAAGTATGCAAATGGTTGCAAACAGTTAGAAAACTTTATCCCTTTAAAGCACGGTGCAGTAACTCGTAGGGGTGGCTCATACTTCGTCGCAGAAGTTAAAGATTCCACTAAGAAAGTTAAAATAATACCGTTTGTTTTTTCAGTAAGTGATTCTTTTATATTAGAGTTTGGACACAACTATATAAGATTTTACACAAACTTCGGACAAGTGCAAAGTGGTTCTAACCCATTGGAAATATCCACAAGTTATACAGAAACACAAGTTCAGGACATTAAAATAGCACAAAGTGCTGATGTGTTGTATATAGCACACCCTGAACACCCACCTAGAAAGTTATTAAGATTATCAGCTACTAACTGGTCGTTAGTGGATGTAGATATTCAAGATGGACCATTCTACCCAACT